TTATGCTTCTTGCTGACATGGCTTTTTGGGTTATTGATATTTTGTAATAATATGAGTCTGTGTCTAATGAATATACATTTCCACCTGCTTCTATCACCCTTATACCGCTTGCAGTAGTTTCTATAGTTATGACATCCTCATCTGTTTGTAAGGTGTTAAATCCAAAAGTACCAGAAGAAGTATCTACTTGATGTATCTCAAAGGCATTATCCTCTGTTCCATCAGTTGATACAAAAAACTTAACTAATAAATCCGACATATTGGTTTTCATATTATGTGTAGCTGTTAAAGTCTTATTAATCCAATTACTATTAGCAATCCACCCACTATCAAAACTACCTTTTGGCAGATTAAAAGTAGTACTACCATCACCATTGCCCCAAGGGTAAGAAGCGTCTGACATTAAACTATTAAGCTGAGAGTAATTAGCTCTTGATATAGCAGAACCATCACAAGCTAGGTATCCTTGAGGTATGTCAGAAAGATCTTCATTACCACCCCATTCTACTATTTCACCTATAGGAGTTCCATCATCTTGATTACGTGTAGGTTCTGGCAAATTAATATCTAATAAAATAGTAGTATTATCTACTGCTATTCCTACTTGAGATTTATAATTATAATAATTCAAAGATCCTTTTGGAATAATACTTCCAGTATTAGATAAATAATATTCTTTACCAATAGTTAAAGAAGAATAAGCATTCATTTTTCCTGTTTTAGTTATTTTCCCTAAATTACCAACAGTTTCAGTAATTAATAAACAACCTGCTATAATAGATTTTTCTAAATGTTCATTATTACATTTATATAATTTCCCATCAGCTTCAAAATATAAAAAATCACCTTTAACGGCATCTTCTCCCATAGTAGCTTCTGTATAAACATCTAATGTTCCAGCAGAGACACTAGTAGCAGTTAAAGTTCCATTTATCAAAGTATCTTTAAAAATAGGAGTACTATTTTCATTTATTTGGTTATCTAATATTTGTTTCATATTCCCTCTACAATTATCTTTACATTTAACTTTACAAGATGTAAAGATAAATATATGATTACGTCAAATAGTGTAGGGAATAATTTAATAAAAAAAAGATTATATTTTATTCGTAGAAAAAATTTAAAATATGATATAATAACTTGTAAAAAATGTGGTTTCATATATAATACATCTGTTGATAATTGTCCTAATTGTGGTGTATTAAAAGAGAGTTTACAATATATTAAATTTCATTATACAAATTATAAACATGATAAAAGGCCTAAAGTAAAAGTATTAGATCATAATTATTTAGGACAAATTAACCAAAAAAGTTATGGAAAAAGAAAAGATATATTAGGATATAATTTAAATTATGTAAAAAACAGGAAAGAAGCAATAAAAGCAATTGATGATATATCAAATTTTGGAGATATGTTATCAAACAATAAAGAGGAAAAATATCGTAGAATAAAATATTTTTTTCCAGAACAAAGTAAATTTATTCGTAGATATATGAAGAAACATATGAAAGGTATTAAAGAAAAAAATGGGCTTCTTTGGAAGAAGATTAAATAGGAGAATATATGAAGTTTAAGTATTGGAGCAAAGAAGATTTATTAGAAAATGATATATTAGATGGAACAACAGAATATAATAAAATAGAAAGTTATATAAAAACTGATCATGTAAATCCTCATGATTTACAAAGAAGTTTATATAATGTATATGGTAATCAAGAAAATATATATAAATATTTAGATTCTATTTCTAAATTATGTGTAAATAAAGGAGTTATAAAAACTCCTTTAACTAAAGAATTTGAATTAGTTTATTCTTCTGTTTTGATAGATGGTGTAATAACTGATTTTAGTTATTTAAAATCAGGAAATGCTTTTATAAATGATTATACAGTAATGAATTTTTCTAATATAAGTTCTACTAATAGACAAATAGAAAAAATATTAAATTTAGATAGCACTTTGAATGAAGAAGTTAATATAACATATGATATAGTATCTGATAAATTAAGTTGTGTAATTTCTGTTTTAAACTCAACTACTTTATTAATAGAAGAAAAAAATTATTTAAATTATGATAATTCAATTACTTTATTACAAGCAATTTATAATGATTATCCAACAGAATTTAGTGTTTTAAATAGAGATTTAAGTAAATTAAGTTTAGAACCTACTATGTATTTATTAAATACTACAGATACTTTTTATTATAAAATAAATACTACTGGAGATATTATAGTTAATAATACACCTCCTACTGTAGATGAAATAACTCTTCAAAATATAATATATAATGTTAATCATACAGCTACTATATCTTCTTATACTGTAATAGATTATTCTATTAAAAATTATAATGAATTAAAAGATAATTTATTTTTTAATATATCAGATCACCCTGATTTTGATTCAAAAAATATAAATGATGTATTAGATTATACAACTTCTATAGATAATATATCAGGAGAAGATTCATTTTTAGTATTTTTAAGAGAAGGAGGAAGTGCTGGAACTGAAAGTGGTGTATTTGGTTTTACTAATAGTGAAATACAAAATATAGATAAATATGGATCAACTATTTCTGATAATCAAGTATTTTATATGAATAAAGATTTTGTTGTAAGATATGGAACTAATGTTCAAGATATAATTAAATTTTCTAATTTAGTTGCTAATGCTACTTCTTCTACTCCTACTGTAGATAGATATGATGAATTATCTTCTACTCCTTCCAATGGAACTGATGGAGCAGTTGTATTTGTAAGAAATTTAAATGAATTATATAGATACTCTTCAAGTTCCCAAACATGGGTTAATTTATCAGATAGACATAAACAATTTAGTGGAATAACTTCTATTAAATTAGCTACTGATTTTGAAACAGGTTATACAGATTATACAGTTTATAAATTTGATACAGTAACCTTTAAAACTTCTGGAGCAAATATAGATGTATTTGTAAATGGTCTTCATATGGATAAAGGTTCTGCTCCTTTAGGTGATTATATAATATTAAATGATACAACTATTATTTTTAATTCTCCTTTAGATAATGATCCTTCAAATACTATAATTACTTTAAAAGTAATTGTTGGGGGTGAAAATTTTTATCCAGAAAAAAGAACTTATATAATAGGACATGCTTTAGATGATTATACAGGGTCTTTAACTGATATTAAAACAAATTTTCATATAATGCCTAATAGAACAGATGTTTTTTTATCTGGTTCTATTTTAGCTGAATCAGTTATTGATAAAAATTATGGAAACGATGGAATGATTACAGTCACTTCTGTTACAAATCCTTCTACATTTACAGCTAATACAGAAGATTTTACAGGAACTGAAAATTATTTTATTCAATTTATTTCAACTGATAATAATTTAAATGTATATGAAGTAAGAAGAATAGATTCTGTTTCAACTGATACAATTACTTTAGATACTCCTTTACCAGCTAGTTTATCTATAAATGATACTTTTTTAATCGCTGAAGATATAGATTATTTTATTAATGAATATAAAGATATTGTTACTTTATCAGATCCTGCTTCTACTGATGAAATTATTCAAATAAGAGATAGAGCTGGTCTTGTTTCAACATATGAAACAATTGCTGGAGGATCTTCATTACCTACAGAAGGTATTTTTGGACAAGAATATTATGTAGATCCTTATTGGTATAAATGGAATGGTTTTGAATGGCAACAAATGAATGGAAATAGTGGAGGGGGTGCTACAAATTCAGTCACTGAATTTGTATGTGCTGAAGCAATAAATAAAGCAGATATAGTATGTTTAAATATAGATGGAAAAATTGTCAAAGCAGATGTTTCTACTAATAAATTCTTTGTAGTAGGAAGTGCTTTAACTGATGGCGTAATAGATGAAATAATTTCTGTTCAAAAAAGTGGCTTAAATAATAATTATTATAATCTACAATATAATACAGGTATTGTTACAACTGATGGAACATCTAATATAGTAACTGGAACAGGAACATCTTTTGTTTCAAATGTTGTAATAGGTGATTATTTTAATTTTCAAGGAAATCCAAATTTTCATAAAATAATTTCTGTTGATTCTAATACTCAACTTACTTTAGAAACTATTCCTGTATTAGCTTCAGGAGCAACATATGAAATCAATAGAGGAATTTTAAATATTGGACAACAATATTTTGGTGGTATAAATGGTGGTTTATTATCTACTGGAGAAATAGAGTATTATTATACTAAAGTACCCATTGGTTATTCAAAAAGTAGCTATCAATTAGATTTAAATATTTCATCTCCTGAACCAAATAGATCATATGATAATGGTTTAGATGTTGGTGCAAGAATACAATATGCTACTTATAAAGATAGATCAAATCAAGGAATGTTACCTGATGATTTTGATAATGCTATTAGTCAAGCTAATTATTCTATTTTATTTGCGGAGATAGGACATAAATGGAATGATGCTCACGTTGCAGCAGGGGATACAGATGTTACTATTTTAGATACATTATTCTATCCAACACCTCCTCCTGGGTTTTACAGTAGATCAGGTATTCCTAATTCAGCTTCTATAGATGCTACTGCTGATATATCAACAGGTAATGATACTATTACACTTTCAGAAGCAGATTATAATAAATACCGTAGAATGAAATACTTTACTGATTCTTATAATGGAGTTCCTGTTTATTTAATAGGTACTTTGCCAACAGGCTTAAGTATAGGAACAGTTTATTATTTAAGATTTGTTGATGATGTTAATTTTTATGTTAAAGCATATTTGACAGAACAAAATGCTATAGACGATTCTTCAGCAGTTGACATAACAGCAACAGCAACAGGAACATTTAATTTAACACAAGAAGGAATTGTACTAGATGATGCTATGCAAGGACATATACATGAAGTTGATACTCATGTTCAAATAACAGGAGCAGGAGCAGATGGGTCAGTAAGACGAGGGATGGATGACCCTATAACTTTAGACTCTGAAGAACCAAAAGAAGACACACTAAATAACGGCACACCACGAACAATTAATGAAACAAGACCTAAAACAGTAATTATGTTTTACTACACTAAAGTAGAATATATAACTACAGCAGGAGAGCCTATATCTGCTATTCAATATATACAAGATTGGAGTAGTACATCAACCTGGACAGCAGGAGCAAGTATAACTATAACACATGATTGGGGTGTGCCTTTTGATGAATATACAGGTCAGATATTTGTAAGGGCAACAGCAACACCTGATAAAATATATAATGTTACTGACTACGATATATATGATGGAAGTACAACACATTATGGCCAAAGATTAAATGGTGTTAGTGGTAACAACAATATTTGTGTATTGCAAATGCACAATGCCTCTAATCCTGGTAGATATATTCCTGACACAGGTGGTAGTGCTATCATTCTAACAGATGGTTCTTTTGAATATAAAGTAGTCCTAACCAAAATAAACTTAGTAGCTACTTATGCAGAGACTTCATATCGTAAAGTATTTAATATAACAACAGGTGATAATCAAACTTTTACTCTGCCAGATGCAAGCACTCAAATAACAGAATATAACATCAAAAGAACAGGAGCAGGTGCAGGAACAGTTACTATTACAACTTCAGGTTCAGATACAATTGAAGGTTCTTCATCCCCTTATATTATGAGGGGTGATGAGACATTACGCATAATCCCTAATGGAATAAATTGGGCTATTGTAAGTACTAATGAAAAGAGAGTATGTAAAGCATGGGTTAATTTTGATGGTACTACTAACACAGCAGGAGATTGTGACATAAGAGACAGTTTTAATGTATCAAGTGTAACTGATAATGGAACAGGTGACTATACTGTAAACTTTATTAATGCTATGAAAGATGCAAATTATAGTGCAGTAGTTACAGCTTCTTGCTTAAACTGGGTAAATAGTGGTAATCAAGCAACAGCATTTAACACAGGCCATGTAAGGGTTTCTCATATAGAATCAGCGACTGGTGCAGATAGCAATAGAATTAGTGTTCAAATATTCGGATCATAAGGATAACATAATGAAAAATATACTATTTAGCTACAAGAGTTAAATAAATAATTGAAGAATAAATATTCTATAGGAGATGTTTTGATTTATCATAATAATTTTAAACAAGATTATATAGTAAAAGAATTAGATAATTCTTTAATACATTATAATATAGAACCTACAATTTATACTAATTTTGAAATAAGTAAATATGTTGCTTTATTTGATAATAACATGTTAAAATTTGTGAAGCCTATTTTAAATGCTAAATTATATTATATAAAAAATTTTATAAATTATATGGAGTGTTTTATAGAGACAAATAATTTTATTTATATAAAATGTTTAAATAATTTTTATAAAACACAAGCAGATCATATAATATTTGATAAAAATTATATTTTAATAGATGGTAAAAAAATTGATGATGTATTATTATCAATTGATTTCAATTTAAATAAAGTAAATTATATTAAAAATCGATCCCTGCTCCAAGACCTAAAGAGAATTTCAAATCAGTAGATAAACTAATCATTGTATCAATAGTTATTGGTATAACAGGTAAATTAAATTTTAATATAGTATTTAATCTATAATTATTAAAATTATAATCTACTATAGCAGAAAGGTTATAATTATAATTATTAAAAATACTTTTTTCTAATTCATTTCTCAAATAATTTATTTCTTTTTGATCATCTATTATTCTATTTTTTAAAACAGAAATTGTTTTATTGTTATTTTCTATTGTAGCATCTAAATCTTCAATTAAATCATTAGATACTTCTAATTGAATAATTAAAGAAGAAATTATATCTTCTGTTTCATCAGCTATTAAGAAAGAAGATAGAAAAATAAAACTAATTATTAATATTTTTTTTAGCATTATCTATTACCTCACGATTTTTTTTAATTAAAGCTTTTGCTCTTTTTAAAATACCATTATTAGATTTTATTTGATTATCACTTTTTGAAATAACATCTTTTCTTACACTATCATTTGCTTCAGATTTACCTACTTCTTTAATAACAGAAATAGTTTTTTTATTAAACTTTTTAGATAAGAAAAAAGTTAATAAAGCACCTATAAGTAAAGCAATTAATCCTATAATTATATTAGTTATCATTCCTGCCTCCAGTTATATTTCTAACAGCTATACCGGTTCCTACACTACCAATTAAAACCATGATAATTCCTTTAAATTCTTTTAAAAAAGAAACATATTTTTCCATATCAAAGCCTATATTAAAAGATCCTAAAATACCAAAAGTTACTAAAATAAATAAAATAATAATTGATCCATTTTTAGCAATTTTCTTTTTTGGTTTATTATTAGAAGCTAAAACAGCTTGTAATTCTTTTTCTGTCATACTTTTTCTCCAGCTAATTTCATTTCATTTTTCATATCGTGATCTATTCTATACCCTGTTTGTTTTACTCTATGGGGTTTATCAACATTTCCTTTACTGGCCCAGTTATATCCTTTTAATATAAAATTACCTGTTGTAATTTTTTGTTTCATAAATTTCCCACATTTAGGGCAAATTACTTTATCTAAATTTGTTGTAATATCTAATAACATTTCTTCTACATAATCACATTCACAATTCATCTCATAAAACGGCATGTTTTCTCTCCTATATATTATCTTTACATTGTAAAGATAAGTATGAGGTGAAAATATGAAATTAAGAGAAGAAATAGAAAAGATAAAAAAAGATTGTTTAAATAATACTCCAGAAGAGAATAAAAAAATATATAAAAATTATAAAGAATTTTATAAATGTGTTACAGCGAAACACGGACATAAATTAAGTAAAGAAATTTATGATAAAATTGATAAAGCTTGGGAATCAAAAGATGAAATAAAAGAAAGTTCTGTTAAAAGAAAATATAAAACAGACATTATGAAACAAGGATATTCTGAAAAATTAGCTGATACTATTATGAAAAGTAATGATAGGATGAAAAAAGTAAAAATTATTCAAAGAAAAGATATGATGAAATATTTAAATGGAGTATCTGATTTAGAAATTAAAAATAAAATGAAAAAGTTTTATGATAATGGAGAAGATTATTTTTATTATGATGTTAAAACTGGTAGATTATCTCCTGGAAGTTGGGATAAATAATTTATTATATTCTATAATTTATGAATTGTAAAGGTAAATTAGAGGAATATATGAAATTTATAGATTTAATTGAAAAAACATTAACAAATCACAATTCATTACTTTTACTTGATATTGATGATACATTATTAAAAGCAAAAGGTATTTTTATACATAGAATTAGTGATAAAAAAGAATTGACCCCAGCACAATTTGCTTTAGAAACTATGAAAAAGGATTTTGATCATAATAATTATGATTTTAAAGAATTTAGAAACAAAACAAAAGTTAAAGCATCTATATTAGATTCTAAACCAATAATAGCAAATTTAAGAATGATGGATAATTATATAAAGAATGGGTGGGATATTGGATTATTAACAGCACGAGGAATGGAAAATACAATAGCTGAAACAATGAAATTGTGGTTAATGTATAAAAATAGTGAAGGTAAATTAGAGTCTATAGGAGATAAATTACCAAGAGATAGAGTTTTTGCTATTTCTGATGAAATAAAAAACTATAAAGGTGATTCAGTTGATGAAAAAAAAGCAAATGTAATTAAAAAATTAGCTAAAGAATATACAAGAATTATGTTTGTAGATGATGATAAAAGTAATATAAAGAAAGTAAAAGCTATGGTTGAAAAAGAAAGAAGCCATGGGTCAAGTAAATTAAATAAAGTATATACAAAAGTAGCAAAAAAAGAATAGGAGAATATATGATATCTTTTAAAAATTATTTAAACGAAATAAAAAGAACACAAGAAGTAGAAGTAGATGGAACAAAATATGATGTAAAAAAAAGTAATAATTCAATTAGAAGTAAAAAAGATGCTTTAAGTAATGCTGTAAAAGCAGCTAAAGAAAGTGATAAATTTGTTGAACAAATTTTATTAAATTACACAGAAGGGAATATAAAAAGTAATCCTGATGAAGCATATGATGTAATGAGTAAAGCAGTAAAATATATAGTTCAATTTTATCCCGAAAACACTTCTTTAAAAACAAAAAAATATATTAAAGATTTTAATAATAAATCAGTAAATGTAAAATTCATTGGATCAAAAAAAGTTCCTTTAACTAAAACTGAAATAATGAAAAAATATCCTAAAATTAAAGCATATGTTTTAAAACATTTGAAATCTAACATAGCAGCTATTGAAACATTAGGAAAACTTTCTGCTAATAAAGCAAGTTTAGATGATAGAAAAGCGGAAGAGAAAAAAGAAAAAATAAATAGAGAAAAAGTAAATATAAAAAAAGCTGAAGATAAAAGAAAGGGAAAAGTAGAAGGGAAAAAAGCTGGTTATGGTTATGATGATGATTATGAAGATCCTGATGATGAAATAAGTTTAGGAGATGCTAAAAAAGATGCTATTAAAAGGAGTAAAGGAATGAAAGTTAGTGAAAGTATTAAAATACAAATGATGAAAGAAAGTTATGATTATAAAGGAAATAATTTTGAGGAAAATCATTTATACTCAAACTTTATAAGAGGGTTTGTAAATGATACATATTTATTTGGAATAAATGAAACAAAAGAAATGTATGAAGATATTTATGGAATAGAAACTTCTCCTATTTATGAAGAAATTGTTGAGAATATAGAATCTTTTGATTATATAACTGAATCATCCGGTTTATTATTTGAAGGATTTTATCAATTAAATGAAAAAAACACTTTCGGTGGTGGAAGAACTACTACTGGTGGTGGTGTATTAGATTTTATGACTAATTCTGTTAGAAAGAATAGACGCTTAAATACTGCTGGAAGAACACAAGGATTTAAAGCAGATGATTTAAATAAGATGGGAGATGGAATGGTTACTGGAGCAAAAAGATCAGCTAAAATGTTAGCTGGGGATAAACCAACTACTATTACAGCTGCAAGAAGGGCTGGATTATTAAAAGGAGATACTTCTCAATCAACATCAGATGCTATTAAAAATATGTCTGGAATAAATGCTGATGCTGTAGCTAAATTAAAAGGGGTTGAGGGTGCTATAAATACTGGAAGTGCTAAAGATTTAGTAGGAATGAATGGATTAAAAAGTGATAGTTTATTAACAAAAGCTGGTAAAGAAACAAAAGATATATTAGCTCCTGCTGGTAAAGAAGCAAAAGGTTTATTAGCTGGTTTGTGGCAGAAATTAAAAGATTTTGGTAAACCAATTTTTGATAAGATTTCTGGATTTGTTAATTCAGGAGTTTCTTGGGCAAAAGGTTTAGCAACTCAAGGAATGTCTTGGTTTTCAGCTCATCCTTTAGCACAAGTAGCAATTCCAGCTTTATTAATTGCTGGAACAAGTGTAGCTGCAATTAAATTAATTAATAAAGCTCGTAAAGCAAAAGGTAAAAAGAAAATGAGTGCTGAAGAAGTAGAAAAATTTAAAGCAATTTCTAAAAGTGATAAAACAAAAAAAGAATTAAAGAAATTAAAGAAGGCTTCTTAAAACTATTGACAAAACATATATAATATTGTATAATAAGACTATCTTCGGATAGTCTTTTTATTTATAGGAGAAAAAATTGAAATTAGAAAATATATATAAAATAGGAGTTGTTTCTGTTTTTACTTTAACTACTTTATTTAGAATACAAGTAGGATATATAAATCATATAAAATCTTTAAATAATGAAATAAAATCATATAAAATAAATAATTCATTGCTATCTTCTTCAATACACTATATGGATATTACTTTAAAACAAATACATGATAAACCTATTTATCCATGGCCTATTATGATTGAAGATTATGATAGAATGACTTCTGAGTTTGGATATAGACAACTACTTAATCCATTTACAGGTGGAACAAAAGACAGTAATCATACAGGGGTTGATTTAGTTGGAACTCATCATGCAAGAATACTTGCTATAGCAGATGGAGAAGTTATAGAATACTATCCTGCTCCTAATGGATATTTTAAAGGAGATCCTGTTTTTGGGGGAAAAGTAGTTATTAAACATGATGATGGTAGATATTCTATGTATGCTCATATGGATCTCATTTATAATATATCTGAACATGGAAAAAATAGATTTGTAAAGAAAGGACAAGTAATTGGTAGAACAGGAAATACAGGGATGTCTTATGGAGAACACCTTCATTTTGAATTATGGGATGAAAATAAAAATCCTATTCAATCATTGTTTTATTTAGATGATCCAAAAGTTTATTAAAGGAGATAGTATATGAATTGGAATGAATTTCAAGAGAAAATAGTAAAAATAGATGGAAGTGTAAATCCGGTATTTGATTGGGAGAAATTTGATATAAAAAACCCATTAAAAGTAATTGATTTAGAAAAAACTACTTTTGATTTAGAATTTGATAAAGATTTTATAAATAAAGAGATTGAAATTAAAATTGAAATATCAGGAAATGCTTCTGTTTTTACATCTGGAATAAATGCTGAAAATTTTTCAGTAAAACCGTCTATTTTTGGAGAAATAAAAAAACATGATTCAGTTTTTAAATATAGTATATCACCTACTTTAAGTATGGAAGGTAATATATTAAAAAATTTAAATAATACTGGATTTCATTTGGAATATGATAAATCATTAATGAATGAAGATGTTAAATTTACTGTTAAAGTAGATGGTAAAACTTCTGTTTTTACATCTGGAGTTGGAGAAATGAATGCTACAGCTATGATAACAATAAAACATTGACAAGAAATATATAATATGTTATAATATATATATGGAGGGAAGAAATGGATAATTTTTTATATGCTTATTTAAAAAACCCAGAAGAAAGAAATTTAAGAGAAGCTATTAAAGAAAGATATAATAATCTTTTTAGATTAACTAACTATGGGGAAATTCCAATTAGGTTTAAAATAGTTGATGATAAAATAATTTATGATGATGAATTAGCAAAAAGTTGTGATATGAATTTAGTAAAAACAAGAAAAAAATACGTTATTAAAACAAAAAATAAAATTAATAAACAATATTTATTACCAATATAAGGAGGGAAATATGATTAAACAAAAATTATTAACTATTAATGAATTTAGTAGACCAAATAAAACTTTAAAAAAAGTTAAAGCCATTGTTTTACATTGGATAGCAGATTCTAAAGGGACACCTACTACTGTATTCAATTGGTTTGAGCAAAGAAAAAAAGGGAAAACAGGATATGGATCTGCTCATTTTTGTGTAGGAGTAGATGGAGAAGCGTTACAATATTTAACACAAGAAGAAATGAGTTATCATGTAGGGTCAAAAACATATACTGATTATGGGTTATCTTTAAGCAGTTATCCAAATAATTGCACTATAGGTATTGAAATGTGTCATTTGAATTGGGAGGGGGAATTTAGTGAAGAAACAATAAATAAAACAAAAATGTTAACTGCTTTGTTATTACAACAATATAATTTAACTTCTAATGATATAACTACACACCAAGCTATCGTTGGTTGGAAAGATTGTCCTCGTTGGTTTGTAAATAATCCAGAAGATTTAATCATTTTCAAACAAGAAATTCATGATTTAATGATTAAAGGAATTAAAGGAAAATGTTTAGCTAATTCATTAAATATAAGAGATGATATAATGGGAGAAAAAGTTGGAGTAATTGGATTAGATTGGGAAATTGAAATAATAGGAATAAAAAATGGATGGTATAAAATAAAACATAATGATTTAATAGGTTATTGTAATAGTAAATATGTAGAAATAATATGATTAAAATCATAAATAAGAATAAAGTGGAAGTAGACATAAGAAATCATAAAATAGTATCTTCAGATACTATTTTTTTTGTTTGTTCAAAATGTGGAAAAAATAGTAAAAAATTAGGGCAGTATGCTTTAAAAGATATAACGTTATGTAAAGAATGTAAAAGAGAAAAAACAAATTTAAAAAAGTATGGATATAAAACTTCTACCGAAAATGAAAATGTTTTATTAAAAAGAAGAGAAAAAAGAATAAAGAAAAGTTTTGAAGTAATAAAAAAAAGGTTGCAAGATAATAATTTATTATTATTAGAAAAATATATTGGGACTAGAACTGGAAACCGAAAAGATGTAGGAAATGAAAAAAAATATTATACTTTTAAATGTATAACTTGTGGATCTGTTTTTAAAGATCATTTATTTGGAAAAAGAATACCAGTATGTAAACAATGCTTTCCAAGTAATAGATCAAAAGGAGAAAATAAAATATATAATTTTTTAAAAAAAGAAAATATTTCATTTATAAATGAAAAAACTTTTGAAAATTGTAAAGATACTAATTTGCTTCCTTTTGATTTTTATTTACCAGAACATAATACTTTAATTGAATATGATGGGAGACATCATTTTGAAATTATAAAACATTTCGGAGGAGAAGAAAAATTTAAAAAAACTGTATTACATGATAAGATAAAAAATGAATTTGCTGAAAAAAATGAATATAATCTAATTAGAATATCATATAAAGATTATAATAAAGTGGAGAAAATAGTGATGGAGGTAATATGATTAAAAAAGAAGATTTTGAATTAAATCAATGGAATGTAAAAAATGTTCCTATTATTGGAAGTAAAAAGATAAAAATAGATGAATTTACATTTGATAAAAAGAAAGTAGTGGAAAATCCTATATTTTCAATTTTATTAATTTTAGCATCTGATTTAAGTGAGAAACAAAAAGAAGTAATGAATTTATTAGAAATAAACATAACAGATGATAATAATAAAAGTTTTTTCCCAAGAGAAGTAGTAGAGGAAGTAAATCATGATAATAATGAATTAAAAATACAATAATAGAAATGAAATGGGAGAATAGATGAGTGATTTTATAGATGATAATAAAAAAGCCTTATTAGAAGAAATGGCTGAATCTTTAAGTGTTTTAAATGAAGTAATTACTAATTATGTTAATATGGAACCAAATGAAAATGTATTAATACAAATGAGTATGATATTTTCATCAATGAGCAATAGAATAGGATATTTAACTGCTGTATTTAATCAATACTTTAGTATTTTAACAAATGAAGCAGGATTAAATAAACCAATTGGTTTTGAATTTTTAAAAATTGATAAAAAAAGTAATTAAAAGAAATGGTAAGTTAGTTGAAGAAAGAAATTTAGATAAATTAGCTTATCATGATAAAATATACTATATTTGTCCAAATTGTAAAAAAGAAGTTAGTAAAGAAAAGCATTCTATTCAAAAAAACGGTTGGATTTGTAAAGGGTGTAAAATAGGATTTAATAACTCAAAAGTTAAATCTTCTCAAATGAAAAAATATTGGGAAGATGTTGATGAGAAAACTATATCTTTAATTGTTAAAAAAAGAGAAGAAACTTGTTTAAAAAAATATGGTGTAACTAGCCCTCAAAAAAATGAAGCAATTAAAGAAAAAACAAAAAAAACAATTATAGAAAAATATGGAGAACTTAATTTAAAAAATAAAAAATTTAGAGAAGAAAGTGCAAGAAAAAGTATTTTAAGATATGGAAGTAAAAATAATATTTCTAAAATAAAAAAAACCAATATGAAAAAATATGGAGTTGAAAATGTTTTTTCTTTAGATGAAACTAAAGAAAAATCAAAAAAAACCAATATGAAAAAATATGGAGTTGAATATGCTTCTCAAAGTGATTTAGTTAAAGAAAAAATGATGAATACCAATATGAAAAAATATGGTGTTATTAATTATAATCAAAATAATGAAGTAAGAGAAAATAAAAGAAAAAGTTATTTTAAAACATTAGAAAAAAGATGTGAAAAATTAATTCCTTTATTTAGTGAAAAAGATTTTATTTCTACAAGTATAGAACATTTATATTCATGGAAATGTAAAGAGTGTGGAAATATATTTAAAGGACATTTATATGCAGGAAACACTCCAATTTGTAGAAAATGTTTTCCATATAGTACCTCTTATGGGGAAAGTTATATTAAAAAATATTTAATAGATAACAATATTGATTTTACTCAGCAGAAAACATTTGAAAATTGCAAAGATGAAAGAAAATTACCATTTGATTTTTATTTGTCTAATTATAATACTTTAATTGAATATGATGGACAACAACACTATAAAGCAGTGGATTTTTTTGGTGGGGAAAAAGCATTCATTAAACAACAATTACATGATAAAATAAAAACTGAATATACTGAAAAAAAAGGAATCAACTTAATAAGGATTAGATATGATGATAAAATAGAAGATAAATTAAAAGCCCTCTTTAAATAGAGGGCTTTTTTTCATTTCATTTTATTTTATTACTGCACCCGGATTATTCATTTTAATATCCAGTTTTATGATCTCTATTGAACCAAATGGAAGTAACTCTATTACTCCTTTCATAATAGATTGAGCTATTACATCAGGGGTGTTAGTATTAGAATCTATAATTACTTTATAATTTTCTAATCCACCAGCTTGTCTAATTGATTCTAAAATAGAATTAATTTTATTAGTAGCACTACTCCAACTTGCTGGATTATGAGGTTCAAAAATTAAACCATCCATTGCTTTTTTAATTAATTTTTTAACATATATTTTCATTCTAACTATATGTATTCTGCTTTCAGCTTTTGTTTCTCTTAATAGAGTTTTATTACCATAAACTTCTAAGCCTTTATCACTAAAGAAAACAATTGGATTAACGGCATTTAAATCACCATACATTAAGTCTCTTTGAGTTAAAGAAGGGGACTTTTCATAATCATAAGCAATTAACTTACCTCTTACATCACCAGCAGCTGCGAACCAAGGTCCATATTTTCTATCAATTTCCATAAACTTTTCAGCCATAAAAACAGAAGAAGGACACCAAACATATTCATTATGAAAAGTATCATAATCACTTAACCAAGACCAATAAGTTGCAGCATATTCAGTATTTAATAAACTATCTCTACCTAAACCATTTTTACCATTATGCCAATCAATTACTTGAGAGTAAGTTACTGATTTAGGAGTATCAGCAATATAGAAAAAATCACCTCTAAATTCAGCTAATTGAATAGCTGTATTTTGAACCACTTCTGACCCATTATCAGGGGTTATTAATATGTGATAATCATATTCTTCCATATTAGCAAAATCGCCATCAGTCCCTAAAGCAGAAACAAAAGCAGAACTATTATTTGCTTGAGGATCTACTGGGATACCATCAGTTCCTACTTTATAATCATAATCACCTATTAAATCACCTGTTGTGAATTCAATAGTTCCAGTTCCTAAAGTATAAGTTCCATCAGGGAAATTAATAGGGGAAGCATCATTTGCTTCATATTCAAAATTAACCCATTTTGAACCACCGTTAATTATATCAGCATTAATTAATTTTACAAAAAAGTTTGAATCAGCTATTACCATTGAAACGTCATCATAAGTTTCTTTTAAATTATTTTCTCCATCATCTTCATAATAAATATCTATTTTATTTATTATTTCATTAGTTAAAACATTCGGTCTGCTTGATTTAACAACAGATATTTTATTACCAGCAGATCCTTTTTCAACAGCTTTTATTAAAATATTATCAGTTGAACTTTCAGCAACTTCAGCAACGAAAGGAACAGCTGAATCTACACCTATTAAAGCTACTAAATCTTCAGTTCCATTAACAGTTCCAGAAGTTGTTATATCTACAGAAGATGAAGATACTACAGCATTTCCTGAAGTAATTCTAATTTTAGAACTATCTGAATTTACAGATGCTGATGCTCCAGTTGTTGCACTTCCATCAGCAGTTGTTTCAACTGCTCCAATTATAGTAATTAAATCAGTTCCTGATCCTGGTGTGCCTATATCAATAGTTGAAGAAGTTCCAGTAGAAGAACTGTAAATTCTAATTTTATTAGTAATTGAATTAACAGAAGCTACACAACCACTTAATTCAGCATTTAATTTAGTAACTATTGTTTCTAATGTGTCAGTAGAAACCAAAGCAACTGTTTCATCTGATGCTCCTGCTCCATCAACATCAATATTTAATACAAAATCTCCATCTACAATAGAAGAAGGAGTGATGTTTGTAAATTCTACAAATCCAGCAGTAGCTGATAATTGAGTATTTATTTCAGAGGCTAAAGAAGATAAACTCCAATCTCCGGTTTCAGGGCTTGTTACAAAAACATCTCTTGTTCCTATACTATCAACATTTACTGAAAAGTCATAAATCTTTTTAGCAATATACCCTGAAATAGGGGATGTAGGCGTAAATTCTTGATATCCTGTAGCTGGGCTAACAGCATTTAAAATAGCTGTTTCAGAAGCTATTGCTGTTCCATCCTCTACTCTATAAAATAAAACTTTATTTCCTTGATTAAAAGCTCTATAAACTGCTAAACTTGACCAAGGTGCAATATCAGATATTGGACCGAATTTTTCTATAAATTCTTTTTTTGAAACAACAGTTTCTATTTGATTTAAAGGTCCTTTTGTAGCATATCCAACTACAGCAAGGACAGTATCTGAACTAGTGACAGTATAAGCAGGTGAAGACTTATCAGTCAATATAACTTGTGGGCTTTTTGCCATAATATATTTCCTCCATATTATTTTTATATATATTATTATCTTTACTGAAATCTAAATTGGCTATTTTATTTTCTTAATTTCTAAAATACCTTCCATTCTTAAATTTTTAATTTGCTCTGTTAGCTCTTCTAAATATAATATATTTGAAGCTTTATGACTTAAATAAACAGTTTCATTATTTAATATTAATTGTAAAGGCATAAAACTTTTATTTACTATTTTAAACATATTTCCTCCTATATTTCTATTTCATATTCAAAACCATTTATTGCATTTGAAAATTCAACATTAAAAGGTAAATAAGCTCTTGGAATAATTAAATCTATTCCATATCTTGTTACTTTATCTTGAATTTCTCCAGGTTCTAAATTAGTTTCATTTCTTATGTTATTAGCCCATACTTCGGCCCATTGTCCATCAACTTTTAAAACAGCTTTTGCATTTTTACTAGCATTTGTTGTTAATTGATATAATAATATATCCATTTCAGACTGAACTCTTGTATATATAGTTGCTGAATATGTTAATGAATACATTAAAGGAGCTTTAACTGTCTTAAAAACATTTAATTCATCATCAAAAATGTTTTCTCTTACATGCCCTAATATATTTTCACTATCTAAATACTCCATAGAATTTAATACAAAATTTACATTAGGGCTTGTAGTTGCTCCATTAATTACTGGATAAATATATTTAGCCCATGCTCTATCAGGAGTTGAATAAACTATAGTTACGTTATTTTCTTGTGGATAATTTGATAAATAACAAGTATCTATTAACCATTGTTTAAGTGCTTTGCTGTAATTTCTAAATAAAAAATGTTCATCACTTTTAATTATTCCCATTATCTTTTCCCTAAATATTTTCTTATTATGCTTGAAGGAGGGACTGTAACAAATGTTTTATCTTTTTTCATAATGGCCCCTCCTTGACAAATTAATTCTATTATATCTTGATTTTCTATTAATAAATCATCCAATAATTCAAAACTAAAGTCTGTAAAATCTTCACTAATTTTTACATACTTAAAAATATGTTTATATCCTTTACTATTTAAAATATTTAATAATTCACTTCTTCCTTTTAATCTATTTTCTTTTATTAAATTATATATAGTAGTTAAAGATTCATCTATATCAAATCCAAATTTATTTTTAATCATACTTCATTAATAGATCTTGACTTTACATCATAACTATATTTTTTTCCATTATCATCTACAATCATAATAGTTCCAATAGGTTTAGCTCCTATTATATCCATATTACTTGTATCTTCTTTTTTAAATCTATCTTGCCACCCATGTTTTGTTATTGTTTGAATTATTTCTTTAATAACTATTCTCCACTCAGATGGAAATTCTTTTACTTGATTATTATTTATTAAAGTATTTCTTAAACTAACATTTAAAAAAGTTTTCCCTTTTGGAATATATAATTCCGTTTTTATTTCATTTAATTTTCTTTCTAACTTACTATAGTTCATTTTTTACTCCATATTTATTCTTTGTCTTAAATTATATTCGTGTTTTTGTATTTGGCTAACATAATTATCTGGTAAAGCAGCTTTATCTTTAATACTTCTTAAATTGCCTTGTAATATAAAAGTTGCATAATCCCAACCAAAATCACCTCCAGGCATATTAGTATGAACTTCATACAATTTCCATTTATTAGTTAATATTAAATCACCTTGTTCTATTATATCAGTTATATTACGATATGTGTTATCTATTGTAAAGAAAGATAAACTTTTAAAAATTGTTTCATTAAAATCTACTATATCAACACTTAAATCATTATCTCCTGTTAAAACAGCAGATAAATTTGGGAAAGTGTTTATTTCATTTACTAATTTAAAACTTGTATTATAAGTAGATGATTTTAAATCTGCTTTTAGTATATTTATTCCATCAACATTTATTGTGAAAATATTATTTAAATTAGAACAATAAGCTTTTTTATTTCCATTATATTCTAATAAAATATCAGATGTGTGTTTATTTTTTAAACTTCTTATTTTCTTAACCATATTATCAAAATTACAAACAAAAGTTATTTCTTCTTGTGTTTCTAAATAAGGCATTGTTCCTTCGCCTAATACTTGTTTATAAGCATTATCTAAATGATACATACGGATTTCAAATGGAGGCAAATAAACTCTGGCACTCATTTCTTCACCATATAATTTATCTAAATTTGTGGCTATTTTATCTAATTTAAATATTTTTACTGTTGGAGAATATAAATTTATATAACTATTATTCATATAACTAACATAGTTATTAACTTCTCCTTCAGCAAACATATCTGCGTAATTCATTATTTTAAACCTTTCTCAATTGCTAATTTAGTAGCTTCAGCTGCCGCAGCTGCTGTTTTAATATCTAATATTTTTTTTATAGCTTTATATGTTTTATTACCAGTTACTCCTAAATGTAAAGGTGGCTCTTTTAAAGAAGAGGAAATCTCAGAAATTATCATTCTTCTGACTTCTAAATTGTTTGATATTTTTTTATCAACTTTTTTTAATTCAACATTAGCTTTGTCAAAGTCTTTACTTTCTATAGCTTTATAAACTTTATTTAATTCTTCTTCATAAATTCTTCTAGTTTTTTCCCCTTCATTTATATATTTCTTTACATAACTATTTTTTTTATTATCATTTATAACATCTATTACTTCTTTTTTCCCAATTGTTTTAATATTTTTAAAAATATCTTTCCATGTGAAAATTATTTTATTTAAAACAATTGCTAAAAATTTAGAGTATCCTTTTAAAAGTAAAGACCCTCCATAAGCTGCTATTCCAGCAACAGGTATTCCTAAAGCTGACATAATAACAACAGTTGATATATCCATTTCATTTAATTCATTTTCATCTATATAATTTTTAAAACTTTTCATGTATATTCCTTTATATTACCTTTACTTAAATAAATTCTAAAAACAAAGGCTCAGCTAGTTTCATCATTTTATTTAAAACAACTTCTTCCTCTTGTTTCCCTTCTTGTATTAAACTTTCACCTCTTAATGTGATCATTTCACCACCTCCTGGAATTGTTCCCCCAAAAGTAGCTCTTATTGTCCCTAATGTTTGTTTTGCTAAAGCCAATGTGTATGATTTAATTAATTGATTAGTATTTATTTCAGATATATTAACAGCTGATTTAAATTTAATACCTACTGTTAATGAATGAGTTGGAGTAGGAGATATAAATAATCTATTATTAAAAAACTCCCACTTAACACCAGTTCCTAATATATTCTCCATATCTTTTTCAGTTGATAAAGTAATATAATAATCTCCCATTATATTTTGATACCCGCCACCTGTATGAGAATTAAAAAACCATTGCATATATAAGTTATTCATTATATTGTCTGCACCACCGGAATAATATGCTAAAGGGAATCGAGGTTTCATTATTATTTCAATTATATTTTCTTCACCACCTACTTCCATAGGTATTTTGTAGCCTATTTTATCATCACCTTCTAAATTAACAACTATTTCTCTTTCTTTTGCATTCCTATAATAATTATAATAATAAACTGCTTCGCTAACACAATCTTCTATTTGTTCATCAGTTAATTCAACAGGAACTATTCCACCACCTAATTTAGATCTAACATATCTTGTAATTTCAGTATAATCAAAATATGTTCCAGTAGCTTCTTCTCCACTATCAGTTGTTTCATATCCCCAAACAATATCTAAAGCATCAGAGGTTATTCCATTAGAAATAGAAATTAAAGCATCATTCCCAGAATTTATAGATGATAAAACTAATCTGTTTTTATCAATAATAACAGGTGCTAATCCAGGAACTGAAGCATTATCTATAGCTTCTTTAATTTCTTGAATTGAAACAGCTGAAACATCTACAGCTTCTGTTGATAAATCAACTTCTAAACTCCCTTGGTCAGTAGTTATTAAAACATGTGAATCATTACTTAAATCAACTGAATTATCTAATTTAATAGTTCCTGTTATTAAAGCAGGAATTTCATCTGGAGAAATTGTTTTTATTTCTATTTCATCTATCCAAGCATTTTCAATCCCATCACTATTAAAATAAACTCTTATAACAACTTCTTTATTTTCATTAAAATATAAATCAGAAAATTTTGTTTCTAATATAGAAGCTTCATTGCTTTGACTAATACTCCCATCTGAAGTTCTCCAACTACCAGAAAAATAATAAAACCAGTCATTTTCTAATTTAACAACAAATGAAGTATTACTACATACTAAATTTAAATCTACCACTTCATTTTCTTTAAATCCTGTTCCAAAATGAATGTCTATATAAGGATTAGTAGTTGGATAAGGTGTTAAAGCAAGATTATTTACTGTAAAAGATTTTGTTTCTTTTAAGTATTTATCTATTATTAATTCATCAAAATAATATGAATTATTATTAGTATTTATTATTAAATCAGTTTCTATGTTAGATCTAACTATATTAGTTGGAAATATTTTTTGTAAAACACCATCTAAAAAGAATATGCCTATTGAACTATTAAAATTAAAATTAAAAGCATACCAAGTTATATTATCATTATCGAAATCAAACATTTTTTCATCAACAACTAATACACCATTTAAATCATACATTTTTAAATATATTTCAGAATTTATATTATGAATTATAGATATTCTATTTTTATCATCAACCCCTTTTAAATCTATTAAGAAAACATCTTGTGTTGGAGCATTTGGAAAAAAAGATTCATTTACTCCTTTTAATAAAGTAATTAAACTTCTACCAACGTCAGGTTCTTCTATTCTTATTCTTGCTCCAACTACATCCGCTATTATTTTAATAAAATTGTTTTCTATTATAGCAGAAGCATTATTTAATAAAACATCTATTTTATTCGCTATATCTAATAAAGTAGATGAATGATCTAAATTAATCAAAATAGGATTTAACACATTATCTACATATATTTTACAATTATAATCATTTGAAATAGGATAGGTTGTAAAACCAGTTATTCCAAAATCTAAATCAATTGAAGTGTCATAATCACAATATACTAATAAATTAGGAACTGTTATATCAACTGCTACATTAGAAACTGTAAAATTGTTATTATATAATACAGTATTATAAATAGCAAAATTATCTACATAAAAATTAGTAGTATATCCTGATATAAATGATCCAATCGCAAAAGTGTCTATATTATCTCTTGTTCCTATTCCATTAGATGTTATCCCATGTTGAATACCATCAATAAATACTTTTGATTCCCCATTATTTATATCAAATACAAAACTAAATCTATGCCATTTATTATCATTTGCATAATTAAAAGATATATCAACTATTATATTACCTACTTGATCATATATTTTAAAATATATTATTTCATTATCATATATAGCAGATATATAATTATTCATATTACCTACATTACCTATTGTAAATAACATATTAGATAAATTATCTTCAAACATTATATCTAAATCTATTGTTCCTATTTGAACCATAGATGAAATATTTGATTCATCATATTTAACATATTTTTGCTGTGCTCCAATTAAGGATAAACTACCTCCACCATTCTTACTTACTTCAGTTGTTATTACAGGAACAGAAGATATTAAAGGAGTTCCTTCTTGCTTAAATATTTGATATCCTTTCCCAGTTAAGAAATCAGGTTTAACTCTAAATTTTATATTACCATCTATTAAATCATAAAAATTATTTAAATCATATTTTACACTTCCATTTAATAAAATTGATTGTCCAAAAACAGAGTTTATTTCATTCGTTGCTGTTCCAGTAATGGTAGCAGATGAATCGCCTTTGTTATATATTGCATCAAATGTGCTATCAAAAGAAGAATAAAATAATAAATCATCATAATACTTTTGTAATTCTATTTTCCCATCTTCTGTTTTATTAAATAAACTTTCTTCACTATAATCTAATTTATTAAAATGTTCTTTCATTGTTTTTCCTCATATATTTATCTTTACTGGAATAGTTTTGTAAAGATAAATGTATGATATACATTATAGAGGATAATAAAGATTTTCCTAGATTTTATTATAAAACATTTGAAAATCCTTTATGTATTGAATGTGATATTGAAGTAAGTAAAAATGTAATTAAGCATGGAAGGGTTATTAATATATCTTCTAATGGAAAATATAAAGTAGAGGTTTTAGATGAACTTGAATGAATTTTTAATGAATGAAGAAGTAATTGATGAAGGATTGAAGTATTTTAAGAAAAGTAAAAAATTAGAAAAACATATAAATTCTATTAAAACAAAATTAAATACTGAAAGAGCTAATGGTATTTCAGAAGAGCAAAAAAGAGTTTTAACCACTTTAATTACTCATGTATCTAAATTAAAAACAAAATTTGAAAAAATAGAAAATGATTATTTAAATAAAGTAATTGATAAAAAAACTGCTAAAGAAAAATCAAAAAAATTAGTCAATGATAATAAAAAATTATTTAATGATTTAAATTCCCCTATTGTTAAAAAAGCTTTAGCTGCTATCGGGTTATCTGCTGGATTAGGTGTCGTAATTGCTGGTTTAATTCCTGCGTTCTATTTGATTTCAGGTGGAATGATGGCTTTAAATGTTTTTGGAAAAGGCCCTAATATAAGACATGTAGATCAATATATTACTTAATTATTGTTTAAATAAATTATATCTTCTGGATGTTTTAAACACCATTTTTCTCTAACTCTATGACTATAATTATTTATCCATTGATTTATTAAAAAAGCTTCACTCCCTTCATTCTTATGAAATTCTAAATACCTTTTTATTAACCATATTTCATATAATATATAATTACTCACATATCCCCCTATAAAAAATGCTCCTAAAAAGGAGCATGTATTATATTATTTCAAATGTTCCTCCTTATATAGAAGGATATGAATGAATAAATTATTGTCTTAAAATGTATGGGATAACTGCCGCCCATGTCTTTAGTTTTTAACATAAATGAAGTAATTAATTTCATATATAAACTAATGTTCTCCTTTAAACTACCATTTTCAATTTTTTATCATTCTATTTTATCTTTACATAATTAAATCACTACCGTCTTTTGGCCTTTTTAAATTACATTTCCTACATATATATCTTACATTATCTTTCATATGTTTTCCACCTACATTAATTGGTATTATATGATCTAAATTATATTGACTATCTGATATTTCATTTACTAATTTAGTTCCACAAATTTCACAAACAATAGTTGAACTCCTTAATTCAATTAAATACTCCTTTGAAATATCTGTTTCAACTTCTTTCATTTTAGCTCTTCTTAAATGACGACTTTGTAATTTTACAGCTCTCCCTCGTGGAGTTTTACTATAATTAGCTACTCTTTTTTTAATTTCTTCAGTGTTTTCTATATAGTATTCTTTCCTATCTTCTTTTATATATTCTTCATTTAATATATAATAATTTTTTTTATTATTAGAAATTTCTTTTTTGTGAGTTATTCCATATTTATTATCAGCTTCTTTTTTCTTTTTAGGAAATTTTTTATAATATTCTCTTGTTCTTGTTGAATTACATTCTTTACATACATTATCTAAATTGTTTAATTTACTTTTATTTACTGTAAATAAATCAAATGATTTTGTTTTACCACATACAGCACATTTTTGTGTTGAATTAATTAAATCAATTTCCCTTTTATTTTCTCTTATATAAGGTTTATTAACATAAGCTTCTCTTTTACAAGCTTTACACAAAGTAGTTATTCCATTTTTCCTACTCTTATCCTTTACAAATTCATCAAATTTTTTACTAACCTTACATACTCTACATACTTGTGTTGAATTAGTTAAATCACAAACTACTTTATTTAAACTTTCTCTTCTCCCATTCTTTCGATCATTTTTACAAACTTTACATAGTCCCTCTATCCCATATTTACTGTCTTTTCTTTTATAAAATAAATCAAATGTTTTAAATTCACCACAAACACTACACTTCTGTAAATTGCCTTTTACTTCTCTCATATAATGCTTTCCATAATACTTTCAATAGATTCTATTTCAGTATATTTTATTCTATATAATTTAATATCTTTCTCTTTAGCAAAATTAGTTTTTATACCATCTTTTATTTGTAATGTTTTTAAATCCTCAAAAAAAGGAATTTGTTTAAAATGTTGAATGCCATCAAATTCTATTAAAGTATTATAGTCAGGTAAGTAAAAATCATATCTTAAAGACCCTTTATATTTTAACCCCTTAAATGTTTTTTCATTAACATATTTTATATTTTGTTTATTCAAATAATCAGCTATTTGTTTTTCCCCTTTGCTACTTTTACAAATAGGGCATCCGTGATTTTGCAAATGACTATCAGGTCTTTGAAAAAATGAACCATGTATTTTACATATTATTTCTACTTTTGTTTTATTATTAACATATTTTACTTTAGAATAATTATATAAATTATCATGAACTATATTAGCTTTAATTACAAAATCATTATTTACAAATAATTTTCTTTTATATAATTTAGCACATTCATTACAACCTTTCCCTATTAAATGACTACTTGGCTCTTGAAAGAAAGAACCATGTTTTTTACAAATAATTTCTACCTTCGTTTTATTATTAACATATTTTACTTTAGAATAATTATATAAATTATCATGTATTAATAAACTTTCTTCTATAAATTTTTTAGTCGTTTTCTTTTTACTCATATAATTATTATAACATATTACATATTTTTTTGTCAAGTCTTTTTTTTATGGGACGTCAGAAGGTTCTCTAAAATTATGGAACGTCAGAAGGTTTTCTAAAATTATGGAACGTCAGAAGGTTCTCTAAAATAAAAAAGGTCTTTCCAAAAAGGAAAGACCCATTATTTTTTATTCTAACCCCATTATATTGGAGTAGAGCACTATTTAGCTCAATAATGCATGATCCACTGTTACCATTCCATAATGCCACTGGCCTCTTGGAACTAACTTTAATGCATATCTGCTAAAAAATCCGCGGATGGAATTAAAGTTATCAGGGTGTGTCACAGTGTTTGACATCCAGTTAACGTAAGGTGAGTAGACCACCCCAGCACCATAAGTAGAGTTATTAGATTTATAACCTAAAAGGATTTCGGAAGCATCAGTTCCTACCTTATTAGGATCTACAATAACTTTTAAGCCATTACCTAACTTACCGGCTTCAAAAACGCTAAAAGTTCCACCAGCGATTTCGCCCTTAAAATCAGGAAGCATAGAAAGAACAGCACCCATTTGAGGAGATACAACTGCCCAAGAAGCAGGTCCTTGTCTATTATACTGAGAAATAGTAGCTGAAGCCTGATAGATTTTCTGAGCAAGTGCTCTATGTCTATCTAAATAATTACCAGTAGAGTTATTACCGGAAACAGCTGCATCAGCAGTCCAATCATGAACAAACTTCAATTCGGAAGGAACAGAGTCTCTAACGAACTTAATAACTTCTCTATCAACTTCATAATTCATTTCCATAGAAGCCATTTTAACTAATTCGGATTCTACATCAATTTTATGGAAAGAAGACATATCCTGTTCAGATTCTTTAGTCCATCTAATTTTTAATTTTCTTTGAGTTGTTTCTACTGTATCAGAACCAATATTGAATTCCATTTCTGGGATTTTACTTGATCCTTCTAAATCATATACAAAATAAACGATTACATTATCGCCAGCAGTCCAAGGAGCTGAAGCTTCGTCTCGTAAAACAACATCACCATCATCTGTATCATAACCAACAGTTCCGGTTCCAGCAAAAGCAGGAGCAGCAGAAACATCAGCCTGATCTAAACTAATACCTGAAAAACTTGCTCCAGTAGCAACATTATAAACTTCTATTCTTTTAACAGAGAATTCAGAAGCATCAGTTCCTATAATACCAGAGATTTTATCAGTACAATCAACTACAGTATCACTACCTGAAGCAGCAACAGTAGCAGTAAAAGGACCAATTTTTTCACTAGAATAAAGTGTTGAGAAAGCAGGTGCTCCCTGTTTTTTATTACCAGTATATTCATCACCAGCGGAAATAGGGCCTTTATCATTTGAATAAGTATAATTTATGTAATAAATTACACCAGTTGGTCCAGTGATAGGCTGAACTGAAACTAAATCATTAGCTATTAAATTAGGGAAAACTCGTCTAATCATAGGGAACATTACTTTAGGAATTAAGTTATTTCCTACAGCCCCAGTAGTCATAGGAGCTTCATTAATATCTCCCTCATTTAAAATAGTAGATTCTAACCAGCCTTCATTTAACTGTCTTTCTCTAACCATGTGCTCGTAAGCATTTTCAAGCATGATTGAAGTATTAATCTTTTTATCATAATCTTCAACATCTTCTGTGAGCCAATCCCATCTTGTTACTAAGGATTCAGCAATTTCTTGTTTATCTGTTGTATTAAACATCATAAGAATATATTCCTCCATATATTATATTTTTCTATACAAAATTATCTTTACATCTTTTAAAAAACACTAACCTATAAGGTTTTTCATTCTATTTTTTAAAGCGTTTTCATTTACTATAGCTACTTCTTCATCTTCGTCTGTGTAAGGATCGAATTCCTCATCAGTTTCTTCTTCATCATCTTCGTCTTCATCATCTTCGTCTTCGTCATCATCATCTTTTTTCTTTTTCTTTTTCTTATCATCTTCGTCATCATCTTCGTCATCATCATCATCATCATCATCATCTTCGTCTAAAATATTAAGACTTTCGATAATGTTATAAAACTGTTCAGTAACTTCTTCCTCATTACCTTCTTTAATAACAGCTAAAATGAGATTTTGAGTTTGTTCGGAAAGAGGAGAAAGTAATTCAGCAAGTGCAGTAGCACCTTCTTCTAATTCTTTTTCTTCTCTTAAATACTCGACTTCTTCTTTTAAGTTCATAATTTCTTCAGCATAAATATTGCCTACAAAATCTTCGTTTAAAAGAGGAGCAACAACTTCCTTAACTTTTTCTAAAATTTTAAGTTCAGGATTTGAATCAACTAATTCTGAAACAACTTCAGCTCTTAAATCATCTCGCATTTCATTAATAGCTTCAATTAATTTATCAGCATACTCAGCTTTTACTTCTTCTCTATAAGCTAAATTAGCTTCTTCGAGTTCTTCAATTTTACTTTCTTTAAGTTCTTCAACTTCTTCAAGTAAATTTGAATAAACTTCTTCTTTCCAATTTTCTAAACTTTTTGTTAAAAGTTCTGTATCTTTTTCTGAAAGATCCATTTCTAAAATATTCATTAATTTCTCCTTATTTCTTTTATATATAATTATCTTTCCTTGTTTAATAAAACAAGGGGTTTAATTATTAAATACACTATCCCAAACACCTTTAAAGGAATTTGGAACACTAAACACACCATAATCTGTATTTTCTTGAACTACTGTTGGAAAAGTTCCTGCTGAAGGATCGAAAACTATATCAATAGCTCTCATTTTATATCCTGGCATAACTTCTACAATTCCTTGTCTTCCTTCTGCTAATGGACCACTATAAGGTCTAACAGCACCTGTTCCTCTTGTGGATACCCCACATTTTATTTTATCTTCTAACAGAGAGTTTAATTTTAATTTATCTGGTCCAGCTGGAACCATTTCTCCTATTACTAATCCATTTTCTGAAATAGCTAATTTAGTTACTTTATGAGAAATCTCTCTCATGTTTATTTGTGGATTTGTTGGATGATTAAGTTGTCCTACGAAACCACCCTCTCGAATTGCCTCTTGAAGTTCTTGAATAACAGGAACCATAACAGATTCAGAATAAACTCTTCTATTTTTATTAACTACCCCAATTTTAGAAAAAACACCTCTTAATTTATAAATTCTTTGACCTTTATCAACATCACTTTCGAGTATTTGCATATTTTCTAAATCGTTATAATCTTCTAATAATTGGCTCATAAATTACCTCTCTTTCTTAAAAGAATTGACAAGATCTTTTCCAGGATTAACTAATTTACTTTTTGTTTTTCTAATAAATTTTTCTCTTTTAATCTTATCAGATTGTTTTTTTCTAATAACATTATTCTTCACATTAGCATTTGATCTATTAGAAGCAGCTATAGCAGTTCCTTTTTTAATTTTATTTTCAAAAGATTTAATTTCTTTAATCATACCATCTAATTTCTTTTTAGCATCTAAAGCATTAGAAAATCCTTTTTCATGTCTGCTTGACTCAACCCAAGAGTCACTAGTATATTTTTTTAAATCATTAAAAGCTTTCATATACTCTTTATATCTTGACTGCATACCATCATAAGATAAGTTAGCTGCTTCAATCGCTTCTCTATCATTCCAAATACTTCTACTTAATTCTTTATACTTAGAGACATTAAGTTTTTTTAATAAAGATTTTTTCTTTTTATCATTATATTCTTCATTTAAAGAATTATCAATAAAATTTTTCACTTCCATTATATTCTCCTATAACATAAGAATAGAAACAGCTTCTTTGACCACTTCTGGTCTTGTTCCTTCTTCTTTGCCTTTTTCTAATTTAGAGATTATGTCGTCAATTTTCTTTTTAGCACTTTCGTCTTCAATTTTTTCAGCAATAGCTTTTAAATCATTTGCTATCTTTTCTAAATCAACATCTTCTACTTCTGAAGGAGAATCCATTCCAGATCCATCATCTTTTCCTTTTCCAGGTCCATCAGCTCCAGCTTCTGCTAAATAATTATCTTTTAATTCTTTAACATCATATTTTTCAAATAATATATCAACACCTTTTAAAATTTCTTTCATGTTTTCTCTTAAAACACTATCTGATATTAAAGTCTTACCTAATAAAGTTTTTCTTTCAGCTTCATCTAAAAAGAATACTTGAGGGTATTCTTCAAATAAACTTGAAAACATTTCAGCACCTTCAACAACATCCTCTACAAAAACAGAGGCAGCTAAATTAAAACTTTCTTTAAAATTTTCTTTTTTCCATAATTCTCTTGCCTTATCAACAGCTGATTTGTTAATTAGCTTAACGTCTTCTGTTTCAACTAAAGAAACAATTACTTCATCTTTAAAATTAAAAGATTTAATTTCTGTTAATGGATGAGTCTTTGTTCTTGTAGAATACTCTTCAAAAACTTTTAAATTAACAGATTCTAATTCTGTTTCATCTATAGCATCTCTTATTGCTTCATAATTAACATAATTACTAAAGTCTTTTTTTATCATTGCTTCATTAATTAAATCATTTAAAAAAGCATCCTGTTCTATTACGTTCTGTTTAAAGCTTTCAGTTAATTCACTGACAGAACTTTCTTCTTCAAAGAATTCAAATACTTTATCTTTAAAAGAAGTTTCCTCTTTGACTAATTCAATTTTATCAAAATTGTTAATTGATACTGTTAAATCTTCTTTGTCAAAGTTGTAGTCTGCTACATAAAAGTCTCCTTCTGTATGATCTAACAAAATTAAACTGTCTTCATACACATTAACTAATGCAGCATTACTTGATTCGTTTACTAATGATCCTATAATCTTTTCTAAATTTGAATTAGAATAAAGATTTAGGTTTTCAAAATCACGAAGATTAAATTCCATAATACTTATCTCCTTAAATATATTTATTTATCTTACTTAAAAGATTAATTGAAAAATTTATCTACTTTTCTTTTATATTGTTTGACATATCCGTCTACTATCATATTTAAATCTATGTCAATTACTTCATTTAAATAATATTTATTAACAATATCTTCTTTTAAAGACATATTAATACATTTTGCTACTTTATTCTCTATTTTAACAACTTTTAAAAAATCACCCCTTGTCATTTCTGAAAAGAAATCTTTTATTACGGAATTTTCTTTTACGAATTGATTCTTAGCTTTTCTATTACTTGCTAATGGTTTAGTAACTCTTTTCCCGTTTATTAATATATTTTTATTCATTTTACTTACTTTACTATCAGGATAAATAGATTTAATTGTTTCAAAAATCATTCCTTCTTTAAAAGGAGATATATTTTCTTTTAATTCATCTAATAAACTTTGTAAAGTATAATTATTCGTCATTTATGTTTATTCCTATATTTGATATCATAAATTATTCCTTTATATTTACCTTTCCAATTTCTAAAAAAGAGACCTTTATGCTATATAAGAGTCTATTAAAATAGATTCTGTTAGATCAGAATTTTTTTCATATAGTAAAACAGATTTACCTTTTCCATTTTCCCATTCTAATCCATTCATTTCACCTAAAATAAATTGCCTTGTTAAATTTTCAGCTTTATTTATTTTTTTCTTTTTATCATCAATAGGAGAAGTTACAACTTCTGCTATTCTTTCAATTAAAGGAATATGTTTAACACTTTTACTATTCTTTAAGGATTTAATTAAATAAGCAAAATCATCACTGTTTTCTATTAAAAATTCTTTTCCTAGTGTTTTAACTAAAGTAGAAGCTGTTAAATCTTGAGGAGTTTCTGAAGAAACTTCTGTTGGGACATTTTCAGGTGTGTTTGTTTCTGCTTCTGTTCCTGTTTCCATTCCTCCTGTTTCTGTTCCCATTCCCATATCTCCTCCTGCTGGCATTCCACCCATTCCATCATCTTGTGTTTGTTGAGGAGCCATAGATTTTTGTAAAGAAATATCAGCTATTTCTTTATCTCCCAATTTTAATATATTTTTCATAATCCATTCATTACTAAATAAATTTAATTGTTGAATAATAGAAACTAAATTCATTCTTTGATTTATTAATTCTATATCAGTTATTTCTTTTATATTAGATGGAGGAGTTAATTCAATTTTAAAATTAGCTAAATTTTCTTTTTTCTCTCCCTGAAAAAACAGTTCTAAAGCAGCTATTTTATTAATTCCTTTTAAAATTTGAGATTGAACTCTTTCTATAAATCTACTGAATTTTATATCAACTGCTGAAAGAGATACTCTACTTCTATCACTTCCTTCTCCTAAATAAGCTAATGGGATATTCATTGTCATTAAAATTTTCTTTCTAAAATAATCTAAATCATCTATGTTATTTAAAGCTTGTCCACCTTGTAAAGTTTCTATTTTTGTTCCACCTCCACCTTCCCTTTGAGGAACAAAGATATCAGTAGTAACAGCTAATACATTTGATTTTTTATTTATATTTCCATTTTCATCTATAAAATTTTGAGTTCTATATTGGTTCTTTATTTTTTGTAAAAATCTTTTAGCGTCTGTATTATTCATATTACCTACATCAATATAAAAAACTCTTCTTTCAGGTGCTCTACTAATTCTATAAACTAACATTACATCTTCTAATAAAGAAAGTCTTCTGAAAGTTCTTACTCCAGATTTTAATAAAGAAGCCCCATAAGGTTCATATTCTCTATCAGTCATTTTAAAATGAATTACTTGCCAAGGTTGTAATTTAAAAACTATTCCCATATTTTTTTGACTTTTATTTTTATGAGATAAAACAAAATCATTTATTTTTTTATCAGATATTTTATCAAAATCATTTTGATTATCTACAGTATATTCATAATGAGAAATTTTACCATTCTTAATTATTTTTTCCATTTTCCCAGGATTTAAGTATTTTAGAAATACTATTTTTTTAGGATTTTTATAATTATCAGGAACTACTTCAAAAAAATTGTCTCCCATTTTAGATGTTTCATAAACAATAGACCATAGTTCATTATTAAAATCTAATCTTTCATTGAATAAATTAATTAATTTTTCTTTTATCCCTTCATCATCAGAAAATATTTTTAAAGCATCTCCATCTGTATTTGCTTGTGTGCTATCGTCAGCTACTATCTCTAATCCTCTATGAATGAATTCCATATCATCCATTTCTTTGTAATAGCCATATCTTGTTTTTCTTTCTTCCAATCCAGATACTTTTTTATTATCATTAAACATATCATAACCACTGCTAGAGTATTCAACAGTAGCTTCATAATCATCTCTAATTAAATCTAATGGTTTACTTATTTCACTTTTTAAATCAGTTTTTAATTCACTTGATTTATTTATATTTGTTTGTATTATAGCAGAAGCTTTTTCGTCATATTCTATATATTTACCATTATAAATCATTTTATTTTACCTCTTACCATATTAGTTAAATCATAAATTTTATCTATTTTATTATCTATTTTCACGCCATTTCCTTTTCCTATTTTTCTTGCTATTTTATTTTCTCCTCCCTTCATTCCAGACATATTAGATAAAATAGGGTTCATACTTCTTTCAGCATGAAGAAATCTATTTTCACTTCCTAATTCATCACCATCTCCTGATCTATATTTATTTCCGTTGTTTATTAATTTAGATTTTACTCTTCTATTTCTTTTATTTATATATTTCATATATTTATCTTTACTCCATTGGTCCAATAAGCCAATTATATTCATCTACATTACAGTTATATAAGTCTTGAATAGTATCAGTTTTATCTTCCTCTGATAAAACAACACTAAAACCATTATCACTTACTTCTTCTCCATTTAATCCTTTAGTTCCCCCACTTTCAACAAAATCTCCTTTTTCAGATATGAAAAAACTATCTCCAAAAGATGTTGCTTTATTCCTTAAATATAAACATAAAGCAAATCCTATTATTCCATCATCATGACCATTTGATTCGTGATCAGGTCTTCCATTTTTCCATATCCAAGTAGTAAGCTCTAAATATAATCTTTTAGAATAAGTTTTTATTTCATTTCTTAATTCATCTAATGTAAACCAATCTATTAAGTTATTTAGCATTAATTGTCTGGTCTTTACGTTTGTATTCCAACCAGTCATTAAAGTTCTGCCTTCTTTTACTATTTTTTGTTTATATACATTTGTATAAGGTTCTGTATCATGATAATATACTTCATTAAATACAGCTTCTCCTATTCCATTTGCTTCTATAACTACATATCCCTGATTATAATAATTAGCAACTAATCGAATTAATCTTCCAAACATTTTAGTTCCAATTTTAGCTTTATATTCTGCTACTTGTTCATAATTATCTACATCCATTACTTGTATAGATGAAAAGTCATTACTTGTTCCTTTACTAACATCAATGCCTAAAATATATCTATGTTTTGGAGTGGGGTGTTTCCATATCCACAAACCATTAACTCTTATTTTACCAATTTTATCTTCTACTATAGGAGGTTTAATAGTATTTAAGAAACTTTCTAAAACCTCTTCTTCAAATACTTGATCTCCTGAAATAGTAAAATCATGTAAAATTTCCTGTTTAAATAAAACTTTCCCTAAATCTTTATATTGTTTTTTTAACCATTCATTTTCTGTAAATTTTTCTGTTATATCATTAAAAAAACTTTTCATTTTTAATCTAATATTTTTATTATTAAAATAATCTTGTTTAATAAATTTATTTAATACGTCATTATATCCTTTTTTAGGATATATTTTAGGCATATCAGGAATTTCAAACCAATCTATTTCTACTAATTTATTATCTTTATCATTCCCATCTACTTGTAATTGTGATACTTGTTCATAATAATAACTACCACTTCCGACAGTCCCATTAGGAGTTGAAATGATAATTTGCGATCCTCCTGTTCTTGTCAAAGTTGGTTGAGCAGCAGAAACAATTCCACGAGTTAAAGCATCAGATTGATAAAAGGCAGCTTCATCCATAATCAATAAAGAAAGTGAATCTCCACGGCCTGCTTTAGGAGATGCTGACTCAGAAAGTATTTGAGATCCATTAGCCCATTTAATAACTTCTGTATTTTTATGAGTTATTTCAGTTTTTAAAAAATCAGGTATTCTTTTTATTGTTTGATCCATTTTAGCAACAAAAGCTCTGGCTTTACTTTGTTTAATAGATACTACATCAATTGATTCAGCATCTTTAAAATTTCCTCTCCAGAAACAATATAAAGAAAACACAGTTGAAATTCCACAATTATGAACTAATAAATTATTAGCTAAAAAATCAGATGTTTCAGTAGTTATATCATATACTTTATGTATTCCTTCTAATTTATTAATAGATATTATTCTTTGATTGTCTAATTTAGAAACTATTAAATCATTTAATGTTAAGTCCTTTGCTTCTATCCAACCTTTAGTTGTATAAATTCTATGATCTAAAGTGCATTTAATTTCAAATAATTCAGTTTTAATATATAATAATTCTTTTTCACCTTGATAAAAACTATCTAACACTTTGACAAATGTTGGTTTATCATTAACTAATGTTTCTACTAAATCATCTTTTTTAACATCTTTAATAGAAATAGTTCCCTTATTAGTATTTACAAATGTATCTTCTGGGAAACACTGTCTTGTTTTCAAAAAAACTAATTTTTTCAAATCATCTACTGTTTTTAAAACTTCTTCTTGAAAATAATATAAATTAAAAGGAATGATTCCTACCCCTGGAAAGTCAATCCAAGCATAATTAGAAATAAAATAATAAGCACTTTTAGAACATAAATATCTTTCAATTCCTATATCAACTATTTCTGATTTATCATTATTATAAGTAGTTGATATAAATGTATTCTTACCTTGTAATACAGCTTCTTTTAAAGTAACTGGAATAGAGTATTTTTCAATTTTATTTTTTATACTATTTACGAATAGTTGCTCTTTCTCTGTCATTTCTTCCCTCTATATTATCTTTACTAACTATTTATGTTGTAAAGATAATTAATATAGGAGAAAAATATGAATGTAAAAGATACAGTTTATACAATTAGCGAAGTGTATGATATATCACCAAATGATGTAATGACGTTAGATGAAAAAGAATTAGAATTTTTTTATGAAGAAAGTCTAAATTATTTAGATGAAGCAAGTGATGAAAGTAAAATCAAAAGATATGAAAAAGACTTAAATAGAATGAAACGATTATCTTTAAAAATAGCAAGACTTTCTGTTAATGCTGGAACTCCAGAAGTTGAGGAGATAACTGATAAAATAGAAAAAATGATTAAAGATTTTGAAATAATTTTGAATAAGGCAAAAGAAACGAATTCTTTTTCTGAGATAGAATTTGAAGCAAAAAAGCAAAAAGTCAAAATAAAAAGAATGTTAAAAACTACCAGTGGTTATGTAAAAAGTCATAGAGGAGAAATAAGAAAGCCTTTAGTTTGGTTTTTGTTTTTTCAATTACTTGGAGTAGCAATTCATTTTGGAGTTTTAGGAATTAGAAGAAAGAAATTTTTTAAAGAAGTTACTAAAATAAGAATGGAAAATAACACAAAAGATAGAATAAAAATGGAGAATTTAATTACGTTAGCTACTAAATCATTAGTTCCTGTTTCAGCTCAACAAGCAATAAAAGAAGACATAAAAAAATATATTAAATAGAATGAAAAAGAGTCTTTAAAGACTCTTTTTTATTTCAGCTTTTCCTTTTCCAGAATATATAATAGGATAAATATCATTTGAAAAACATTCTTGTTCTTCAAATTTAGAAAACTCTGGAGCAATAACTAATCCAATACTTTTTGTTTCTCTATATAATTGTTTATCAACAAAACTCATATATCTTCTTAATTGTTCAACAGCACCATAGTCTATTTTTTTACTTTTAAATTCTATAATATATAATTTTTCTTTTCCAATTAAAATCATATCAACAAATCTTTTGCCATCATCTGTTCTAACAGGAAACTCTATATTATATAATCTAATTTTATCATTGAAAAACTCTTCTAATAAAGGAATCTCAATGATAAAATTGTTTTTTAATTCTTTTTCTCTCATATTAAATTAAAGATTTCTTCCATTAATAAATCTTTTTCATTAACATCTTTAAAACTTTTAGTTGTGTTTAAAGCTTGTAAAAATAAACTTAAAGCATAAATATCTTCTGCTGATTTTTCATCTTTATAGTTAATTTCTTCTTTTACTAAATTTACTAATTCAATTATTTTTTTATCCTTTTTGTCTCTATCTACTATATAAGTATTTGAGATATTGATAATTGATTTGCTTAAATTAATAATTAATTTACTATCCATTATTCCCTCCTATTTAAAATTCATATATTTATTTACTATTTTTTTAATTTCTCTTATTTTACCTTTACTGTTTTTGAATAATATCACTTCTCCATTATCTCTTCCATATCCATAAAAAATTCTTTTATTAACTAAATTATTATATTCTTTACCATATATATGCTTTGCGACTTCATCATGCATTATTAAACTACTGTTCTTAAAAACATATACATTCTTATTAACTATATCAACTATTATTCTAACTCCGGACTTTAATTTTTTTAATTCACTTTTACTTGGGTTTTTTAAAACTCCTAAAATAGTCTTTTTATTCAACCAGTTACTTTCTATAAAATCATAAAATATTTCATTTACTTTCACGACATAGCTTTCCTTAAATATACATTGTTAATAAATAATTTTTTATTCTTTCTAATATAAGACCTCAATACTAGATCAGATTTTATATTATTTAAAATTTCTATTTTAACATATCTACTATCTAAAGGAATATCTCCTCCATTTTTTAAATATATTCTTTCTTCTCCCTCTCTTTCTTTTACATTTTGTTTATAATCTTTTATTATAGAGATTATTTTATTTACTTTATATTTACTAAATTTTTCTTTAAGTCTTTTTCTATATTCTTTATTTCCAATTTTATTATATAATTTTATTTCAGAATTTACTTTTTTTAATGTTTTAAAATAATACATTAAATCATCTAAATTTTTTACTGGAAATTCACTTATTTTACCTATTCTAACCCCTCTTAATCTACCAGAAGTCAAAGCAACTTTATCTATAATAAATCTTACTTTACCAATTTTAGGAGACAGTGTATTCATATCTTGGTGTATCATTGAAGGTCTAACAGTTGCTAAAGTTTTTAAATTACCATTACCTATATAACTTTCTGTTTTTAATTTGCCTGTTTGTAATATTTTTTTTAAATTAGAAACATTCGTATAGTGATATAACAATCCAGGACTAACTGATTCATTTAATTCTTTTAATAAAGTGCTAATAGATATTTTTTCTTCATTAATCATTCCTCTATTAGCCCACCATATATTTTTAAATGAAAAATTATTTTCTTCTATTTTTGTTTTTAATATTTTTTCATAATCATATTTTAAATCTTTAAAGGAAAATTTAAAATTTCCATCAGATCTTACTTTGCTTATTATTTTACCACTAATAGCATGAGCTGTATCTAATACAAAATCATATCTACCATCAATGTTAGAAGGAATAGCTTTAAATATTATATCTGAAATAGTATCTTCTATCCTGCTTCTTTCATTTGTTTTTATTTTTGATTCCAATACTTTATTTAATTCTAAATATCTTTCCTCCATTTTTTTAAAATCTGTTTTATCCCATAATGTAGTATAATCTATTTTATCTTTTTTTTGTAAAACTGTATTAAGAAAAGGAAGTTTTTTATCCATATTTTTTTTATAAAGATTCTTTAACAAATCATCTATTTTTATTTTTTTAAATCCTAATTTAGGAGGTAAAATATTATATAGTTGATTTACTTTATCACCACTTTGTATATGTTCTGCTTTACTTGCCATTTCAGGTGTGTTCATGGTCCATTGTTTAACTAATGGATTATTTCTTTTTACTTTAGATAAGCC